CGATGCGGAAAGTTTAAGCACCGAGCTTGCAAATGGAAAGAGATGGATCGTGAACCCTGGGTTGAGGGGCGTCATCCAGATTCTCCTTCTAAGCCGAACAAGGAGATAACGCAACCTTGAAAGATTGAAAGTGTCACGAACCATGAACCCGAGAAAAACCATAGAAAGGGCGCGGAACCGTAGCGCCAAGATGAACAAATCCCGCTGGAACGCTGACCGGAAGCGTCGAGACGCGGAGGAAGCGGAGCGGGTGGCCGAAATGGAGTTCCGTCGCGTGATCGGGGAGGGACCAACGGAGCCGGGACAGTTTCTCGGGTCGCTATCCTGGCAGGGGGCTGACGGAGTAAAGCGCAAGTGGGTGATTCGCAGAGGACAGTCCCGCAACCGGATCTCTGTGGACGGGATCGAGAAAGAAAACGGGTGGTCATGGTTGTTCGACCGACTGCGGAGGCATTGCGCTTGCCTCACTCGCTACAACGCCGATTAGACAAATACGGGTCACGGTCGGCCGGGTAATAGTAATACTTCTTCCGTCCCCTCACGCCCGGCTCAGACGCCGCTACACGTCTCCACTTTCCCTGGCTAACCCGCCGCTGCAGTATTGCATAGGTGGCCGACGTGGGACGCTCGAGAAGGATTGCCCAGTCATCCGCAGACTTTGCAATCTCGGTGTTGATGTCTCCCGCCATCGCTGGCGGATCCTCTCCAAATCCCTCGTCGAGATCGTCGAGGGCGCGTTGCAGGGCATCGTCAAATTTTGAGGCGCAATCTTTCAAGTCCATTTCGCTCTGGGATCCATCCATTCGTTTTCGCCGCGTTGGCGCCTTAGAAACCATCCCTCCCATTTTCCCGTCCGGTTGTTCACCACCCCGAAAATCAACCCGTTATCGTGAGCAAGGGCGGCAACGCTTCGGTCGAGGTAGCGCATATTCAGGTCAGCCAGGCACGGCGCAGACATAGCCATTCCTCCGTCTACGTGGCGCGGTATGTGGAGATCACACTTGTGGACGTGTCCGCAGATCACGGAAGGGCCATAGTTCTCGCTGTGGGCCTTGGCGGGATACATGGTAGCGCGGAACCCATGAATCATGTTAATATCTCCCAACTTGTAAACCCCCCTCGCGCTGTGGTAGGGGACCAGGGTTTTAATTTCCAGTTTACGAAACAGACCGCCGAATTCCTTTACCGGCTCCCGGTCGTCGGTTCCCTGCAGGGCAATCACCATATCCCGCGCATAGGTGGCTGTGGCGCCGCAGTTGCTGTCCATCGCTTCCCATACGCGCACGTCGTGGTTTCCCAGTAGCAGCGTGTCGGGGCGATACCACTCAAGCAACTCCTGCTCAGCAATAAAATCATCCTGCATCCTTTCACGCCGCTCCTCGCCGCTTGCCCCCTTGCGCAGAGGGCGGAGATCAAATAAGTCACCGCCGTGTATACGATGCTTGGGTTTCCAATCTTCGATAAACTCCCGCGCTTTTGCGGCGGCCGATCGGTCGATCTGGTCCCCGTGTGTATCAGACAGGAACACGAAAGGCTCCCAGTTTAATCCGGCCATACATTTGGTTTTTTGATTAGAACACAAATACCGCGCTATATCGCTCTCGAATTGCCTTCACAGATGGAATTTCTAGGCCCGGGTTTTTTGCTTTGAACTCGCTCCATGCGTCGTTTTCCATGTGGAACGACCACCTGCTTATCGTTTGCCTCTCCAGTCCCGCCAGTCGATTTTCGAGCTTCTGCAAGCCCGAGCCGATGTAAAACGCGCCCCCGATGATCGAGAAAAAAATGCCCACCTGTATAGTGATGGGTGTATTTTTTGAGATTACTTCTTTCGTGCTATCGGTCATCTCATTTTTTGGTCGTTTCCTGCATGTTGGCCTCAAGCAGGTCGATCCTTTGCATGACATCGCTGGGACGGACAACGAGACTCTCCTCAAGTGCATAGCGAAGTGAGCGCATTTCAGTGGAAACCCAGATTGCCCACACAAAAAAGTTTGCATAGAGAAAGATAATTCCGGCCTCTGCCAGTGCCTCTGTGATTCTTATTCTCATGTTATCCAAATGCCAGCAACAGCAGCCCGATAACGGCCGCCCATGCCAGGAGTTCCCAAAACTGCTCTTTTTCAATCATTCTCACGAGTAGATTTTGATCATCAATTCGCCTTGATGTGTTTCGGTAGACCATGTCGTGCGTAGTAGCTGCCCGGGCTGATGTGGGGAATAGCCGCCTGGAAGTGCATGTAGTCTTTGTTCCACGCCCGACCGCCAGAAAGAAACCCGTGTTTTTCCATGATCTCAATCGCCTCGTCGGAAAACGAAGTGGAGGAGCTGCGCAAGGTGTTTTCGTTCGGATTGATGTCGATCGCGATTCCCCAGGAGTGTGTCGAGAGATTGGATCCTCCGCGCTTCCTGCGATAGTTGTAGCATCCGCCATAAACGTGCCAGCCTTCTTTTTCGAATCGTTTCCGGCCAAGGGTGTCGAAGATCTCCTTGAGAGCAGCCTGTAGGGCGTCCTTTACTGCTTTGTGACATCGGTGATCATCAAGGCCGTTTCCGGTTCGATCACTGAGTCCCGCGCCGGATCGGTTATAGAGCCGAATATTGTCCGAAGGGAATGAAAACCAATCCAGGTAATCCGCTCCCGGTTTCGCTGTTCCGTAATAGGCGTTTAGCGATTGTGTGCCCTCTCGCGGCAGTCGGATAGATTGCGGGGGCTCATAATCGCCGCTGTCATATGCGGGGGGCGCTGGTTCCGGCGGCACTGGCGCGGCAGCCTCTTGTCCGTTCCACTCGTTGGCGATGGCGGCGACTTTATCCCAGCGATTTACTAGCCCTTTCCAAAAATTGGCGCGATAGCCGACCAGATTACGCTCGTATCTCTCGCGAGATTCTCGCAGCCGGCGGACGATGTGGTCAGACTGGTCACGATCTGCCGCCTCGAGCGCGGCTCGGGTTTTAGGCCCCCAATGGCGGTCTCGGATAATGCAATGCCCGAGAGCGCGGAGAGCCGTTTGCACAATCCACGCAGAACCTCCCCCGCCTCGGTTAAAAGTCGAATCAAGCACAAAAAACTCCGTGCCATCACGAAGGGCGCTTGATATGCCAATTCCGGTCATTTCCCGGGTGTATTTCTCTATATACTCAGCGGCCGCCTGTTCGCGTTCCGACGGTGGCAGCGTCTTGAGCCGGGCGAGCGCCTCCGGGTGATACTTATCATTGATGCCGGCGATCTCATACGATCCGCCCCGGTCGTTGCCGGGGAGCTTGTAGATTTTAACATGCCCGTTGGCGTCTCGTCGCGCTTCTAGGTCTACAATCGCAAGGCCAATTCGCCCCTCTGCCGGCTCTGGGCCTGACGGGGGAGCCGGCGGCGTCCTTCGTGGTTCTGGTTGCGGTTCGGGATCGCTTCCGAAAATCAACTGCAGAAACCGCAAGATTCCTTCGAAAACCGCTTTCATCGGGTGCCTTTCATATTGCGGAAACGATCCGCCACACGTTCCAGCCAGCCTCCGCCGTTCGCGTTTGGCAGAATAATGGATTTCTCTACCGATCTGCCCAGAACGTAGGAAGCGCCGAAGAACGTCACCAGACTAAAAAGACTGGCCCCAAGCTTAGTAAGTAGTTCAACTTGGTATTCGGTCATTTCCGTTCGGAGAACGAGAACAGCGACCAACGCAACGGCAGCATAAACAAGGGCAGCGGCAAGGCTGATTGCGAGGGATAGAGGGCGAATATTTTTTGAGAGCCAACTGTCGCTCATCATGTCTGCTTCCCAACGGCGCGTAACGCCGTCGATGGCGGCCCTCTCGGTTTCCTGTATCGACTCGATCTCTCTGGCCTTTAACTCAAGTATTGCCGCCCTCTGCTCTGGCGTTTCGTTGCCGAGCAAATCCGCGACCGCATCGGGGTCGTCGGTATCCTTGCCGAGAATCCGCCCCATTCCGCGCACGATCGAAAAAACCGTTCCGGCAGGCGTTCCGCTTAGGAGCACCTCCGCGACCTCGTCCAGTTTAGAATCCCGCAGTTTGCCGCGCAATCTGTAAAGCCCTTCCTGTATGTCGTCCAGTCCCATGTTGTTTTCCGGTATTTCTTCGGCTTCCTAGAATCGCTCCCAAACTCCGGGAGCTGCTTTTTCCTGATACTCAAAATCCTGAGCGAATCGATCAAGGACGATCTCCGCAGTCTCGCGATCGTAGTAATCTCGCCAGTCCTTACGCTCCGTCCGGTTGAAGTGCGGGAGATCGGGAATCTCCAGGTAGGAGAGGCGCTTGCGAACGTCGCTCCATCCCTGCTGAAGCTGCTCGAAAAAATAGACATTCTCCACGAGGAGAGTCCCGTCCGAATCAGTCAGCAGATAGAGCTGATCCCGCCATTCGTAATTGTCTTCATTCGGAGCGACTACGGAGAGCATGAAATCCCGGAAGCTGTCTCCCTCGTATCGGTTCGGATTTCCCTTCTCTAGGAGCTGCCTGCGGTATTCGAAGGAGCTGACCATCCGATCGAACGGATTGCGGAGAAACGCAAACGTGAAAAACTCGGACCAGAGCTGCGGACCGATTGCCGTGAGCAGCACTCGTGCAGGATCGTGACTCCCTCGCATATGCGGGAGATCCTCGTGCTGGCGCAGAGCCTCCGTCATGGAGGTTCCGCCTGCTTTGTTCACATGAACGAAAGCAAATTCCCCACAAAGCGAGATCATGAGCGAGCCGCCTCCTTCAGCAGGTATCGAGCGCGAGCTGCTGCCTGCTGCGCTGCTAGTTTGATGTCGAGGCAATCCTGCCTGCGCGCAGTCTCGCGCAAGTGGTAATGATAGGACCGGACCTCCTGCCACGGAGATTCGAATCGCCATTTCCCGAAATTGTGAAGCGGAGAGAAATAGTCCGCATGGAAGAGGCGCGGAACCTGATCGAGACATTTCTGCTCATAGAATCCAAACTCCCCGCTCTCATAGGTTTCCTTCCACCAACGGCAGAAGTCCGCGCTGCGAGTGAGCAGCATTCCCGCATTAAAAAGTCCGTCTCTCTCCCAGATCGGAACGCAACCCTTTGAGAAGTCCGCAGGATCCGCGTGAGTCTGCATCTGGAGGTTTCCCCAATAGAAGGGAGAGAGAACGACATCCCCGAAAAAATGGCGCTCAAAAGGCGCTGCAAAGGTGATGTCGCAATCAAGCATGAGTATTCCAGAATCCGGGAGTCTCTCCTGCACTCGCTGGAGTGCGTCCAGCTTTACCCATATGTATTCTTTATTCCAGTAGTCGGAGACGGTCGAAACCTTGCGGATCCGCTTCCTAGCTTCTGCGATGCGCAGTGGAATCCGAGTGACCTTTTCTGTGAGATGGAGCGACTCGCAGAGAGCGCGCAGCTCCGCTGCAGAAATGTCCGTCGCTACAAAAATCCGCGCCCTCGGAAATGCGACATTTACGGACGGGAGAAACTCGCGCAGCTCATGCGCAAGCTCCTTAGTGCAGACAGTGACGATCGCATCCGCGATGAGCGGGCGCGCGGGATCCTGAGTCGAGGACCGCTGCAGGACTGCTTCCGCTTTGCTATGCCTCGATTTCTCGTCTATCCTGCTGCATGGCTCCTCGATCATTAGTCCGGATCAATCGCAAACCAGAACGCGAGCTTTAGCGCTCCCTGCGCAGCGGATCCGCTTCCGCCGGATCCGTTACTCGTTACCTCGATCGTAATGGCATCTCCCGCGTCTGCGTCTATATCGAGAGCTGCGGTCCCGTATTTTTTGGATCCGGTAGCGGCAGCGGTTGCGATGGTCAGAGGGTTTCCTACCGTCGTTCCGTTTTTCTTCAAATCCACCGTTACGTCTACGCTCCCAGCAGTCGCGATCTCTCCATCCCACCAGAGGAAACGGAGATTGTCCCTACAGACCCAAACGTCCTCTGGACTTCCCGAGCTGAGAGAGGTTCCCGCGTAGTAGGATCTCTCTATCACTTTCGGACCGATCATCGCGTCCGCTCTGCACATTTGCGCGATCCGGGTTGTCCCTGTCGGAATGACTCCTGCGTCAAAGCGGAGCAGTTTCGTCTCATCCGCCGGATCCTTTACGATGGTCTGCGTATCGAGGACAGGGAGAGAGGATCCGCCTCCAGGCGCATTCCAGTTTGTCCCGTCATGGTAGAGAACCACGATCTTGTGGGACTCATCGAGAGTGATGTCCGCTCCGTCGAAAGTCTTGATATTCCCGGTCCCATGTTTCACTACAACAGTCCGAGTCCCGTCCGCCGGCCGGATGACGAGAACGTCTCCGTTCTCTCCTCCGCTGATCGTGGCTAGATCGTCCGAGGCTGCGTCCGCCTCTGTATCGACCGTATGGAATCCCTGAGTGGCAGTAACGGCGCCGGTTGCAATTGTCAGCTCTGTCGCGTCCGTCAGGTTTAGAAGGGAAAGCTCTTGTCGAGATGTTCCCGCCACCGAACCATCTGCCTGTAAGGGCGTCCCGGTCGGGATCGTGAGGCGCAGCTTAAAAATTTTTTCGTTTGTTGATGCTGCAAAATCATCTGGGCGGATTGTCTCGGGGGCGCTTTCGGCATCGGTCCCGGCGACCAGTTCATATACTCGAAATACCGAGCTGGCATCATCGTCGAAAAATGCGAACGCCTCACCTGCGGATCGGTTGACAGTCTCGACGGAATCGAAATCTGCGGCCGTTCCTCCCGTCTGTGAACTAACCGCCGGCAGAAATTGGATTGTGTCTGCGGTGAGGGCGTAGTCGCTGGGCGTTGCCGCGCTCGCTGGGGTTCCCTCGCTACCGGAGAGAACGTCGTGCTTGATCGTGACAGTTACGTCATCAATGGACGACCTCACCCCCGCTGTCGGCGAGGACTTGAAAGTCATCTCAAACAATGCATCCTCAATCGCTGCCGTGTCGTTCGTGTCGTCGGCGTCGTCCCTGTTTAGGGCGGTGTTGATCTCGGTGGTGTTAAGATTGAGGTCGAAAGTGTAGGTTTTCGCCTCGGTATCCTCGGTAAAGCTGGACGTTCCCGACAAGAGATCTCCGTCGTGGTAGTCGCCGCTGGCCTTGATCCCGATCGAGATTGTCGCGCCGGCGCTGAGACTTTCCGCCGTCCAGGTTGGTGAGGTGATAACCGAACTAGGAGCGGATGCGTCCGGCGACCGCCCGAACTGCAATACAATCTCTTCCGTGTCTCCAGCTTTAAACTCCAACGAATCAAGGGCGTCGTCGAGGCCGGGCGTCGTAACGAATCGACGCAACCGGAGATCATAATACAAATTCATGTGATCGAGTCAAAAGGTCCGTTCCGGTCAGCAAATCCCGGAATAACATACCATAACATGGGGATTTTCAAAACGCGCCCGGTCGTGGTAGATTGTAGCATGGCTGGCTTTGCTGATTTGGATTTAGACGTTTCTGAGCTTATCGAGGCGATGCGCCTCTATGAGCAAGCCACAAAAAAAGACGCTGCAGAGATCGTTAACCGAGCCGCTAGGAATGCGGTCTTTGATAAGACATACGGAGCGTTTGCACACGCCCCAAAAAGCACAGTCGGAAAAATGGGAAAATACGAGCCGAAGCAGCGGCGGCGGTATTCGGAGGCAAACACGTTGTTTCACGCATTAGCGACCGAGGGAAACCGCTTTGGAAAAGCCAAACGTGGCCAGGGAAACCGGGACGTAGCTGCAAAAACTTGGAGAGCCCGGCGGAGGGCCTTCGGATATTCCCGAGCCGTCTGGGCTGCCATCGCAAAAGACTTCGGGGCAAGGCTCCGTGGAAAGTTTGACGTGGACACCCACAAGACAAGAAAGGCTACGCCGCTCAATCCCGTGGCCCTGTTCGACACCGGCCCTTTTTCCGACAGTCGCAGCGATTCAGAAAACGCTAAATATCGCGGCGAACAAACCAGGGCACTGCAACGGGGAATTAACGGTGCCGCCAAAGACATGGCCGAGTATGCAGCATCAAAACTGCAGGAACGAGCAGATAGGTTTTCCGGCTGATTCCTTGCGCTAAGACTGCCACGATCCTGATTCCCAGAGTTCTTTGGGGGAAATCGTAAGCGTTAACGAGTAAGTCCAGGGATCATAAGCCCCAATCTCAAGAGATCCGAGATCGAAAAGCAGAAACGGCAACCCGCAGAAAGTCACCCCGGAATAAGTGCTGCCCCTGTCGTCAATCTCATCCCCAAACACGAGTGTGGTTGCAAGGGACTGTGACGTGCCTACGCCTTCATCGTCCAACACTGACAAAGAAATCGAAAAATAAATCTCTGGCAGGTAAACGCCGTCAACCGGATCCGCGAAAAGATGCTCTTGGGCGTTTGAAATATCTACAGCATTTCCTCCAGCGATTGATGCGGTAATGTTTACATTGCTATCCTCGTTGCTGTCGGTCAGGCTGCACGCGAATCCATATCTCCCGCGCTTCCCGCTATTGGGGCGAGTGCCCGGTGAGCCAAGGGTTGTAATTGCCCCTGCCGGAATATCTTGATCGAAACTAACTCCCGCGACGGTCGCCTGAAGTCTCCACGTTTTCACGTTGTAAATGATGTGCGCGGAAAGGCTGCGGCTCTGCGGCTCGCCCCAGCCGGTGAGGTCGATAGGCGCGTATTTGTAGCCCTCTTGCTCCCTCTCAAACCTCTCCTTTCGGTTTAAGACCTCTCCGATGCTTCCCTCTCCGCCGTCTCCGTATGTTGGGAATGGAATAATGGGTTGAAAAGGGATCCAAGGGCCGCCGGATTCATTCCTGACGTTGTCGCCCGATCCATCTACCTCAAGGCCAACTACGTCCGACGGGGTCGTTGATCCCGCCCCTCCCCATATCTCATTAGAGAGGAAATTGTGACGACGGCGCAATGCGTATTGCCCGGCCGGCCTCAACTCTTGTAAAAAGATACTGCTCATGCCGGAAGGCAGGAAATTGACGGCTCCGGCCAATAGCAGGGTATCAAGCGGCCGTTGTCGTCCTCAATCAAGGTTTCGTAAAGCTGCAAGTCTGCGTTCGGCGCAATCCTGATTGCTGAAATGGTGCTGTTGACGGTTGCCGCGTCCGACGGGGCACCCGTCGATGAAACAAAAGCCCAGAGAGGATAATAAACATTATTCACCGTATACAGCCCCGACGTTGCATCTAGAGTGGTGTCGAGCGGCTGCGGGTATCCCGTCCAAGCCGCCGTAACCTTTGCAGTCGTGGTCAAGTTTGGCTGGATCTCCAAAACAAGCCAGGAATCAACCGCAGCCGTATGATCTGCCCCAATGTCGGTAATCGTGACAAGCCCCGAACTATTCAGGGCGTGGGTCTTTTTCAGCGTCCCTGGGTTGGTAATCTGAACAGTTGCCGCCTCGTCATCTTGAACAGCAAGGCCCCATTTCGGATTCTGGATCGACGAAGGCTCTGGAATTGGCGGCGGTTTTACACCTCCTGCAGTTCGCTCCCAACCCGGAATACCGTCACAGAGGATCCAGTTGGACCGGAGGAGTTTCAGGATGCGGTTAAAGGTGCGTTTCCCGAATCCTTTCTCTACCTGCTTGAAATCGGGCTGATTCATCCGTCATTCTCAATGCGAATTGTCCAACTCTCGGTAACGCCCCAAACGCCCGTAGCCAACTCGACAAGAACGAAGTCAGTAAGGCGCCCCTCTACTTTTGTCTGCAGCGTTCCCGTGTAGGATGCGGGGTAATGACCAAAAAGGGTATTGGTAGGAACCTCCGTCGGAACCACCGCCTTATACCGAGGGGCGGTCGGGGCGGATCGGCCTCGGTGAATCCACCTGGTTGTAGCTGATTGTGCGTAAAACTGCGCCTGGACGTTCTGCGACTGTCCATTTTCGCCGGGTTCGTCCGTGGTAAAGGTTCCGCTCTGCAGGGGTGTGGATTGCTCCACTGAAATGGGGTTTGCTACAGCGCTGGTAAGGTATCCGGCAAAATTGAGAGTAATTTGGCCGATTGAACTTTTATTTTGCGTAACGCGCTTACTCTGCAAATACATATTAGGGTACCCCAGAGACGTGCCTACGCGCCCCCGTGTCCACAGGGCGCTTTCTGTGTCCAGCCCGCTGGCTGCCCCTTCTCGGATAATCGTGACCGTATCAACCCCCTCGGAGTTTTCAAACTCGTCCGTGCTAACGGTGCGGAAAGCCGTGTTTCCTACGTATGATGCGGTTGCCATTACGTCGCGAGCCCCTCCCGCAGCACAGCAAGTTGCTCCTCCTGAATCCTGATTTGCTCGTTTGCGGCGGAGAGCTGGTCTTGGAACACTCGCTTTCCTTCGGCCGCGTCGGCTGCCTCCTTGCGCCCTACTGCTTTCACGGCGCCGAGGCCTCCTGTGGCACCGATGCCTCCGGCTCCAACTGCGACACCGGCGCGCCTCATTGCGTTTAGCGTTCCGAGCGGAGCGCCCCCAAGTCCCCCTTTTGCTCCGATCCCATAGAATCCAGGGGAAACTCCATCCGCTTTGTCAATTTGTAGCTGCTCCAGTGCTGCGAGTCCGTGAAATCCTCGGGATTTGTGATCTGATCCCGGTTTTGGCAGAGCCGGCATGAGCGCCATTCCTTTTCCGAACATATCGCGATGCTGATCCAGCCGGGAAACTCGCTTGCTTGCTTTCTCCGCGCCTCTGGCAAGTGCCGCGTCAATTGCGTGGTGTCCACCCCCTGTCGGTGCAGGAAGGCTGCCGCCGGGGGGCGCGGTTGTGCCAAGAGCCCCTCCGTTGCGATCCGCTGGCGGCCCTGACGGCTTCGTGAGCGCCTCAACCGCATCTTTTAGGTTCTTTGTGGCATCCTCTAGTCCGAAAAAATCTCCGTCTAACTTGTCATCCAAAAAGTCCGTAACCATGCCGCCGAGATCCGCCTTACCTTGTTTTCCCTTTGCCAAACCATCGAGGCCGGCAATAACAACGCCGAAAGGGGCGAGAACGGCAACAAGGGCTCGAGCGAGCCCTTCCTCAAGGCCGTTCTTGAGCCCATCAACCCAATGCTTTGACATCTTGGCCCACAACTCCCCAAATGCGACTGTAGCCCTCGCTAGGGCTTCCAAAACAGCGTTTCCTAAAAATGCTGCAGCAACCTTGAAAGCCGCCTTGATAACCTCCAGCGCATTCTCCATGTTGAGATTTGAGGCGATGTTCTGCCCGAGTTGCGCGAGGTCGAGCGTGTTAAACTTTTCGAGCACTTCAAGTATTTTGGGGGCGGCTACGCTGGCGATGCCGACAAAGAAACCCTGCAGCTTTTTCCCGGCCGAATTGAGAAGGTCTGAGATGCGGTCAAATGTTTGCGCGTTCTTGTCGAGGATGTCGGCCTGCGTTCCTATGGTTTGCGCCGCCTTCCCGATGGCCCCAGCATCATTAAACAGCGCTTGCAGTTCGCCGCCAGACCTTCCGAAAATGTCCATTGCAGTAGCCGCCCGCAAAGTTGGGTCTGGAATTTTTGCGAGGGAGTTTTGCAGCATTTGAAACTGCTGCAAAGGCGACTTGTTGCGGATGTCATCGTAAGTGATGCCGAGCCTCTCAAATGCTCGCACCTGAGTAGAAAGGCCCGCGCCAAAGTCGGAAATGCCTTTCTGCATCTTGTTGATAATTGCCCCAACTTTATCGGCGGAAATTCCGTTGTCTTCAAAAGCCTGTTCAAGTATGACCAGCTCCTTTACAGCAATCCCGGTTCGGCTTGATAAATCAGATAAAGCGCCTCCTACATCAAAGGCTTTGCGAAGCTCTCGTCCCAGCTTAACCGCGCCGGCCGTAGCGGCCGCAAAAGTGACCGTCGCAGCGATGGCGGCAAACTTGGCTAGGCTTGCCGTGATTTTCTGCAACGATCCGCCAATCTGCCGAAAGCTGTTTCCGATGGTCTTTGCCGTTGCGGCACTAGCTAACTTCACACGCCGCAATCCGGCTTGAAATTCGGTAGAGTCGAGGGAAACCTTCCCTTTGAGGTTGAAAGACGGCATGGCACGGTGCCCCTTCAGTCCGTAAATATCCCGCTATATGTTACACCATGTTATGGCGTTTCTCAATCCTGCAGCCCTGCGTCGAAGAGTTCGGACGCGGCCTGTATCATCTCCTCTTCCTTTTCCTGCTGGGGGCTGGCCCATCCGCCGTCATGGCCGTCCTGGTCCGCAAGTGCATATCCTTCGTAATCTGGCGGGTCAGGTTGGTTCGTAGTCTGGTCGCTGTCTGCCTTCTTCTGGCACAGCTTGCAGACGTAGTTGAGCTCGGGGAGACATACGCAGGGAGTCTCAGCCATCCATGAAGGGCGTTTCATTCGTCAATGATCCAGTCATCAAAATGGTCGCCGAGAATTTCACGAACCTGGTTCCGTAGTTTTCCGCCACCCGCAGGGCGCATTTTCACGTTTTGCCGCATTAGTCCGAGTGTTCGCAGTTGGAGCATCTGTGCCACGGGCAACTCGAGTATCTCGGCGACGGTATAGGCGCCTCCCGTGGCAATCGCTATTAAGCCGACGTTTTCGCAGATGCTCCCGATTGTTCCCCCAGGCTTTCCCCCGGTTCGGCCGGGTTGCTCTGGTCGATCTCAGCGGCACTCTCAACGATTTCCTGCACGATGTCGCCGAATGCTTCGACTAGATGCCCGTGATTCGCGTTACCGAACCGGATTCCGTTCTGGTTGGCCCAGTTCATTGCCTCCTCTCGCACCGATGACGAAACCCGGAGCGCCCTCTTCGACACGGATAGCGGGGAAATGCACAGAAACACGACCAGCACCGCGTCGAGGAAAATGCCGTTGTAGGTTCCTCGATCCTGAAACTCTGAAATCGCTTCCTCGCCCATGTTAAAAAACTCCATGCCGAGCTTCTGGGCGGCAATCTGCCGATGCGTGTTGAAGGGCTCGATTTTGGCCGGCCCTCCATGTTTTCCGCCGAAAGGCAACTCTTTCGTCTCGTCCGCAGCCTTCAAAAAGGCAACGTCTTTGCTGCTAATGTCCCCAATCCCGTCGCCGGGATCGTCCAAGTCCAAGTTTAGATCGCTCATGTCCACCTCTCTATTAATTCTTTGAATTTCGGCCCTCTCTCCAACACCAGCGGCGGCAGACCGTGGCCGCGCTTGATCCTTATGGCTTGTGGCACATCTTGCCACAGGTTGGAGAGTTCCAATCGGTTCTGGCGGTAAGCCTTGAGCCATCCAACCATTGCAGGGCGCCAACACCGAATCATTACGCTTGCGGCGCGATTTCTGTCTTTCTGCTCTATGGCGCTCTCCAGGTGGGTGACTTCGAACTTGTCGAGCGTGTCAATCCCGTATTGCTCCTCTTTCCCGATCTCCCACACATCAGGGACAGCAATGCGCCCCCGGGAGAGTTCTTTCATGTGAGCGACGATGGCAGATAAGTAGACCGGCTGAAATGCGTGGACGACCTCCACCAGCTTCTGCCCGTCTTTCGCGCCCTTGATGCGCTGGGGAAACGCCTCGGCCGATCGGAACGCCGCCTCCGGGTCGTTCCAAACCTCGATAAACTCGTTAATGTTGATGTCATTCGCGAGCTGCGGGAGATACATCCGCACATCGCCGGGCTGCCCCGGCTCAAATGGGTGCCCTTGGTCGTAAACGTTCGATACCTTTGGAGTCCCCTCGCAGAGTTCAAAGCCGATTGTTGTTGCGGCGGCGACAAAGGCGAGCCGGTCGTCCTTATCGACCGGCTGCGCCTTGAAGCCTACGCGTGTCAGTTCGTTGCCACTTCCCATATACCCCAATCGTTTGCAATCCCGTTTATATGGCTTCAGGCAACTGTTACGCCATTGAGCCGCGTCATGTTGAGCGTTGCAGATTGGAACGCGTCCCGGCTCATCGAAATCTCGATGTCATCAAGGAGATAATCGCCCGTCGTGGTATCGTATCCGTCTGTGGAGTTCGCCACGGTGAGGGCAGCGCCGAAAGAGGCGCCAAAAACGCCAGTGAGGGCAGTAGTGACCTCGCCCTCGATCGTTACGGTTGAGTTCGGGTCGAAATCATGGGCAAAGCCGGTGCGGCCGCCGTAGATGTCGAAAACGTATTCTTTCGGATTCTCGAAACGCTCCCGGAAAGATGAAATGTTGATGCTGCTCTCTGTGCTGCTGATTCCGCGAACGTGGGAGCCGCCTTGAATGTAAGAAGGTGTTGCCATTGTAAAATAGGTGTTGGGTGTTGGGTTGCTGGAATCAGGCAGCGTCAGAAATTTCTTTCGTCTGCGCCCAGACTCCGAATGTATAAGTAAATGTCTCGTCGAGGCCGGATCCGGTCTTTGTGCCGCCGTCCAGGTCAATTGCCTGGCCCTGCGGCATCACGAACTGGGTCGCGCCCTCAGTAGCGAGAGCGGTTGAAAACTCGTAGGCGTTGTCAAAAACCTCCTCCAGAGTGTCTAGGGTCTGGTCGGTGTGCTGCCCGTGTGCGGTCACAGTGACGGAATGCGAAAACATGCCAGAGCCGACGGGGTCCTCTGACACGCGAACGGCACGAACCGCAATGTAGTCTTTCTCGGCTTTTTCGCCGTCGCCGAACTGGATTACCTGGGCAGAGGGAAGCGCCGCGTCGATCAATGCGACGATTGCAGTCTCAAGTCGTTTTGCTAACGGCGCGGACATTACGGTGTCTCAATGGTGAGCGTTTTCGCTCGTGTGCCCTCCTCGGACACCTCAAGAATGCGAAACGTCGTTGCGCCGATGATGACGGTTGATTCCTCGTCGATTGTTGCCGGAAGGTCCGAGGCCGCAATCGTGATCTGCGTTTGCCCTACGTCGTGGAGTATCCCTTCCCCGTCCATGTCCAGCGTAGACGACAGCTCGTATGGCAGGATAGCCTGGATGCCGGCAGTTCCGTTGATTGTCACGGTCTGCTCTCCAGTGAGATCCCACACTTCCGAAAAAGCCTTATCGTGATCCGCTGTAACGTTGGTAGCCATGTAAGAAAGGGGGAGCGAAGAAAACTCAAAAACTCCGCTCCCCCTTCGTGCTGGGATTTACAAACCGAGGGTAACGGTTGTGGTAAAAAATTTGTTACTTCTGCTTTCGGGTGGCGGATTGAGTTACGGCTTTTTGTGAATCCTTGCTCTCGGGGCGTGCGGAAAGGAGATCTTTCGCCGAGTTCACAAGGGCGCTTGCGTCGATGCCAAGCGCCTCCTCTGCTGCCTTCTTTTCGGATCCCGAGAATCCTTCCCACGCGCCAAGGCTGCGTTCCGCATCGGACAGGCCGCGAAGGGCTTGCCTCGTCTGCTGTTGCAGGCCGTAAAGGATGCGAGCAGACCGGCCACCGCTGGAAGGGGCGGCGCTTGGTGCTAGGTAGGAGGGGAGGGATTTCATCGGACACATGGGGAAAATCAGTCGTCAGCCTTTTTCTGGGCTGCCTTCTTTTTGGCCGCCTTCTTTTTCGGCGGCTCTGATTTCTGATCGCTCTTTTCTTCCGGTTCCGGGGACGGAGTCGGGGCGGGTTCGGGCGCTGGCCTTTCGTCGCCTTTCACGGGGACGGCTCCGGCGCACATGAGGCCGCCGGCATGGTTCTTGTCGTCCTCGGTAACGATCTCGCCAGCGGCTTTTGGGACGCCCCGGTGAATTGTTCCGTTTTTCGTAATCTTGAGCTTCATAGAAAATGATCTTACGGGGCTGCGTGGGTGTATGATTTGTTTCCCCTTCAATGACCCTCCCCCGTAAAGGGGAGGGCCTGAAAGGTGTCATGCGCTATTAGCTGAGCGCGCCAGCGTGTGCGGTTCCGTCGTCGCCGATGACAAACGCATTCGGCTGGAGGAGTCCGCAGTCTGCGAAGGTCTCTGCGTAAAGCTCGACCTGCCCGGACTTCTTCTGACTGTAGGGGTCGTAGGTCAGCATGATGCCGCCCCACATCGCCACGAACAAACGCGAGAAGTCTCCGAGGATAACCTTCGTCGCAGTAACGTCGGTGTGCTCGTAGAACGGGCGCCCTGCGACTGTGTAGCCGCCGCTGTTCGGGTTTTCCTCGATAACAAACTTGCCGGTAGAGGCGGCAAGCTGCGTCTGATACCAGTTCGACCAGGTGGCCGTGTCGGTGAGGAACGTTCCTCGCTCAAGCGGGGCGTTGTTGTCTCGGTAATCTTCGATCTGCTCGACGATGTTCACCCAGAGTGCGGAGCCGACCTGCCAAGTGTAGGAATCGGTTCCAGAGGCACTCAGGACGCCAGTAGGGGCGTCTCCACCGGCTCCGGTGATGGCTGCGCGGTCCACTGCGGTTGCGATGGCGTATTGCAGCTCTCCACGAACCCACGACTCGAAATCGACCGAGGACTGAGCCAGGAGTTGCTTCGATACTGCCGTTCCTGCGCCTACTCGCTTGGGCGAAAGGGTGAGGTTGGCCGCAAACGTTGCGTCGGCGTTGGCGATCGTGTCCGTCTCCGCGTCCCAGGTGCCGCTGTAGCCAGCGGTGGAACGAGGAAATTCAAGGTTGCCAACAGCATCCCGAAAGATCGTCGCGCCAACACGAGGAAGGATCGAGTAGTCCTTGAGGTAATCGGTGAGGCCCTGCATCTCGGTTTCGACCGTGTTACCGCCCGACGTTCCGGTTCCGACCGTAGCGGCATTCTGAATGCCGGAACTCTTGGCGTTCCAGTATTCGGCCGGGATCAGGAGGCCGTCTGCAACCTTGCCGGTTGCGTTGCGGTAATTGGCTGCAAGTTCGTCCTGCACCTCTTTCTCCAGCCCGTCGAGCCGCCCTTCGTTGACGTGCTGCTTAAGAGCCTTGAAAAGAGAATAACGCTCGGCGCCTTTGTCTCCTACGTGAGCGGAGTTCTTGAGCTCGTTGGCGTTGATTTGCCCACCGGCAACGGTGGCTGTGAAGCTCTCCGGGTCGAAACCGTCGAGGACGGAATTGCGGAAAGTTTCGATTTCGACGCCGTCCTCAATCGCTTTGGAGATCTGGTCGTCGGAAAGATTGAATTTCTTACCGATTGCCTGGATCTCGTCGCGACGCGGCTTATCTGCCGCGAGGGCGTCCTTGATGCTGATTTGCGGCTTTTCTGCCGGCTTGGGTTCTTCACTCATTGCAATGGGTGTTTCGATTGGTTCTTGTGGGGTTGGTTTGGGTTCGGGTGTGGGTTCCGGCTCTGGCTCTGCCTTTCCGAATACCAACCCTTTTGGAAATTCCTTTTCTCCGATGCGCTCCTTCCATGCAGAAGCACAGGCGGCGGCCTTCACCGTCTCCATGACCGTGTCGGCAAAACCGCGTTCGACAGCTTCGGCGCCGTCCATAAAAGTTTCGTGGCGCATGAGATCCTCGACCGTCTCCGCATCGAGCCCAGTGCGCTTAACGTATGCTGAGACAATCCCGTTTTGGATTTTCTCAAGGGTCGCCGCCATGTCGATCATCTCTTGGGCGTCTCCGATGACCCCGGCCCAGGGGTTGTGAATCATCAGAAAAGCGTTTTCCGGCATTGAGATGTGATCGGCAGCCATCAGGATGACAGAAGCCATAGACCCGGCGAAGCCTTCTACTTTAGCGTGGATCTGAGCGGGGTGTTCCTGCAATGCGTTGAAGATCGCCCAGCCGTCGAGAACATCGCCGCCCGGCGAGTGGACAGATAGCGAAATGGTATCGACCGCATGAAGGGATTTCAGATCGTCGATAAATTGCTTGGCGTTCACGCCGAAGTATCCGATCTCGTCATGGATCGAAATGTCGGCCGTGTTAGCCTTTGCGTTGATGGAATACCAAGAATTTTTCATGGATGCGCCCCTCGTTGCGCATCCCAGCATTTAATACTTTACGATATGTTATGATTCTTGCAAATTCGGCAATCCTGAGAGGATAATTTGAGCACCACAGGCAGCACCGATAGGACGGTCGATCCGAACGAAACCACATGCCCTCGGCGCACTGTCAACAGGGTTGGATCAGTCACCCGACCCTGTCACGCCACTGTCACATGCGCCGTCATGCCCGGAGTCGCTCCCCCGCCGCCCGAACTGTGATCTTGATACGCTCCGATGTTGTCTGGGTTGTCGGGATCTGCGTTCGTGATGATCGCCGCGCCGATAGAACTTGCACCCGAGTTCAAGGAGTAATCACCCGAGGCCGCATTCGTGTAGGGATCACTCGACTCCGTCACGTTTGAGAAGCTCAGAGATCCCGTATCTGACGAAACATCCGTGGTATTGTTGTAGAATGCATTATTACCGAGAATGGTTGGCCCAGCACCGGAAATCGCCAACGATATTGCGACAGCGCCGCTTCCAGAAAAGTTCGTTACCAGATTATTGAATACCCGGCATCCCTCTTGCGCGCTATTCGCTGAGATCCCTATCGCAGAGGCCCCGCTTCCCGTCCCATCGACCGTGTTGTTTGAGACCATCAAAGATTCGTCAATCTCGATGCCCGTGCCAGAAAAACCATGCACGAGATTATTTGCAAATATTGCATCGCCAATTAGAGCCCGATAGCCCGAGGCTCCACCTTTTAACTCAGAAAACAAGACCGTCCTGCTCTGATAACACAACCCAGAGGATGGCATATTTGTTGTGTCGTGAATGTAAGAGTTATAGATTCGATCGGGTGCCCTTACAGCATATGTAGACCCGACATCATAGATTTCGCATTCCGTTATAGTGGAATTGGCGCCAAAACGCGCACAGTAACTCGTCGTGCCATGCATCTTGATCCTGTAAAAGGAAAGATACGCTTGCAATGAGACTATGTTTGCTACCGCGTCGTTACCGTCAATTTCTCCGACATTTGAAAATGTTTGCCCCCACGGTCCAGTTGCCGTCAGGCTCCCCCCGTTATCCCATCCCGCTATCGTTAGCGGGTTCTTCTGCCCCGGTGAGTGAGTTGCAAAGCTGAGGGTGGAAGAAAGCACATCTGCCGAGGTATTTGCGAGTCGGATGGTATTCGGCGCTGCCGTGTCGAATGTGAAATTATCCAGCGCACCTTGCACAGAAGCGTACGGAGACCCGCTGGAACCATCTCCGGTTCCGTCGTCCCCATTGGTTGGATCTACGTGTGCGATTGCCATATCATTCCGCGACCCACCGTGGATCGTCCGTTGTCACATTTTCATTCCAGTCCACGACGGGAGCATTCCACAGGAATGATCGCCCGTCCATATGCTGCCGTCGTATGTATATCGCAGACGGATCCGACTTTGGAGACGCCTCGATCACTTGGTAGTCGATCTCGCCAGTATCGTTTTCGATCCTCTCGCCACCTGGTAGAGCGACTACGTCGATCCGACCAACCGTCTGAATCACTTGCTTCGCCATCTTACCTGCCTCCGAATATTTCGTTGCTCAGTTCGTTCACACGCGCGATCCGCTGATAGAGCGCCGGGTAGCTCGTCGCCAGCACCTGCATGCGTGTCGTCGTGTGCAGGTGCGATAGCTTTTCCAGCACATCGATCACCTCTTCCAGCGCCGACTGGATCGCCGCCTCCGACTTGTCCGAGAAATCTGCCGTGGTATCACTCATCGCTTCATGCCGCCGTTGTTTCGAGAGTCACCTTGATCCAGTCCGGGGCTCCCGAGACCGAATCCACATTCCACGCCATCCAGTGCCCCTCCGTCAGCGAGGTCGTCCAACCCGTCAGCGTGCCATCCGTCGCGTAGACCTCACTCGACAGCGTCGGCTGCGCGCTCGCTGTGATCGAGTCCGCGTCCGTCACATCCGTAGGCGGGTCCGTCGTGATCGAGTCCACCCAAATATCCACCACCGCACTGCACGATCCCGATGCCAAGATCGACGCGCTGTTGATCGTGTAGCCCTTCGGGATTCGGTGATACCCCGCCACTCCCGCAGTCGGGTTGTTGATTACGATTGTGATCTCGCCCGCCTTCACCGATGCAGGCTCCGCCGTCGCGCCCACCTCGATTCCATCCAGCTTCGTCTTGTCGCCGTCCACGAAGGCACCCTCCACCGGCGGCTGCTGCGCCGAGGTCGCGAGAGCCCCCTGTGCCGCAGAAGCGAGCTTCGAATCGTCCGAGAACACTTTCGTCGCCGCGCCGTCGCCCACCTTGATCTGGTTGTCGTCCGTATCCCACTGGATGTCCCCCTCCGCTGTCGGCGCGGGAGCCGTTCCTTGTTTCAGCGTGATCGTGGGAGTCGTCAGCGTCTTGTTCGTCAGCGTCTGCGTGGCCGTGAGACCGACCACCTGCTCGCTCACCGAGCCCGGATCGTAGGTCGACGCGAGCATGTCTCCCCCGCCCGCGATCGTCTGCCACGAGCAGGTCCCGTCACCGTCCTCGCGCAGGAACTTGGTGCCGCCCGTCTCGCCCGTCGACAGCACCGCCGTCCCCTCCACGCTGGAGATGAATCCCGAATCATTCACGAGCTCCGACACATTGTCACCTGGCTGCACCGCCGATGCCGCGAGAGCCCCCTGCGCCGCCGTACCGAAGTCGCCGGCAGCACTGGTAGCGGCAGTGCCGAGTCCAAGTGTCGTTCTGGCGGTTGCCGCATCGGTATCGTCAACGAGAGACGCTCCAAATGTCGAAATACCGTGAACGCCGGATGTGATAGCGGCGTGGGTCGAAACGGCTCCGCTCGCCTCGAAATCTCCGGTGTCGTTCGCAGCTGCCGTTCCTGCATCGGTGATGTCGGAGAGCGTGTGGCTGTGTGTTGCGTCTGCAAACGATTCGTCAGGCGTCCGTTGTCCTTGGCAGTTGATGACGAGAACGCCAGTCGAGGCTTGAATCCTTCCAACCGTAGCGACAGGCTGAACGCTGCCGGTTGTGGGCCGTGTCGTAGTGAGTCCGCTTGTCCCGACGAAAATCTCGTCGTTGAGCGCCCACCCAGGCGAATCGGTATCGTAGGTGCGGATCTCGCCGACAATGACTCCGTCGCCTTCTCCGTTGTTTGCCAGTTCCTCAGCCAAAAGCGCAATCGCTGGCATCTTTGCCGGGTCCGATTGATCTGCCGCTGCGACCTCTACTCGATCGGAACTGCCGACGTGACCCGTCACGTAAACCGGCGTGCCTTTCGCCAGTGTCCCGCCGCTGGTGTTTTTGACGTGGATGTAAAGCGTTCCGGCGATGTTCCCGTGAATGTGGTCGGCTGTAAGAAGCCCAGGAACGGTCAGATCGTCGGACCACGCAAGGTCGTAATCATCCCCGCTCGCCTTAGTCGCGATTTGCCCGGTGGTTCCTCCTGCCATCCCTCCCAAGCCGTCCAGCTTCGTCTTGTCGCCATCCACAAAGGCACCCTCCGCGGGCGGCTGCTGCGCCGAGTCCGCGAGAGCCCCCTGCAGGCTGGTCGCAAACTCCGAGGCATGTTGCCCGTCGAGGAAATCGGCATCCAGGCCTGTTCCCGTTCCGTCGTTAGTGGTGTCGAAAAAGCCTAGAGCGCGAATATCTGCCGCAGTTTGCGACCCTGCGCCCGCCGGCCCTTGCCTGCCGACAGTTATTTTAAGCGTGTTTGTAGAATTATTGACTGTTACACTCATGAAAACGAACGGCGCACCGCCGTTTTTACAGTGACTTTGATTAACCCTTGCGGAATAATGTTTTCTGCCGAATCCTTAACCCAGAGATCGGCAATCCAAACATCTCCAAAAATCTTAATTCGGTCGCCAACTCCTGACAGGTCGATGTCGATTGTAGTTTCCCCATTTGCCGCGTCGGTATGCGATGCCTGTTCAATGAGAACGTAGGCGTCCGAATCTGCATCTTGTTCTGTTTTCTTGGCGGTAAAATACACCGTGCAGCCAGACAAGTCCATTGCGGTGCCGTCTGACTGAAGTATGTCGAGGGTCCAAGTGTTTACCTCTCCGGCATGAAGAATCATTTCTGGCAATGTTGCGCTACTCATTCGTTACCTCTGCCTCCACGGTTTGCGGTTCTTGAATGTCCAAAAATAAATCGAGCTGCATCTGTTCGGCTTTTTTCTCGTCTTCTGCCACTTGTTGCAAAACCTCGTCGTGGTCCTTCCCGTGTTGTCGGCATATCTCTTGATGGGAAGTAAGGCGGTTTTTAAGTCTGCGCTCCTCTGCCTTGCTGTCTTTGTCCGGGTCTACCCATGCCCAACGGCGCCCCGTAAACTCTGCATGATTGAGGCGCTCAAAATCTGCCATGCCATAGCCTGGAATCTTTCCTGCCATCAAAGCAAACTGCAGCCACTGCGAAAAGATCGGCTTCTTTACCGTGTCAATCCACCAGCGTTGAATAATCATCCACCGATCACGCTCGGAAAGGGTTCCGCTGCGAATGCTTGAATAGTTCACTCCCTCCAGATCGTTGCCTAAAATGTTGTAGTTTGTAATGATGCCGGACGCGATACCCCTCAACATCCCCTTGCGAAAGTCGGGGTAGTTGGCATTCGGATGTGTTGGGTCGATGAGTGTGGCCTTTACTCCCGGGGGCAAGTTCTCAAAGCTGCCGGGGCTGCCGTCCATTGTGATATTCCCCAGGCTGTCTTGTCCCTCCCCTTGATACCCTCCCGCCGGAGAGTTGAAGTCCGTTTCGAAAAACCCCAGTTTCGAAGCATGGGCGCGAGCGGCGATTAGTTCGGCCTCTTCGTATCCGTGGAGCTGGCGGAGTCGCGCAATAACCGGAGTTAGCCAAGGCTTGCCTTGAGACTGACCAAACTCCTCCTTAACATAGGCGTGGATCGCGTCTCCCGAGCCAAGGAACGACCGTTTTCCAGGCAGGGGTCCGCCATAATACCTGTCTCCTGGGTTCTGGTCGAGAATGTGGTAGCCGATCTCTCTTCCAAAGCCATCGTATTCGACGGACATAGAAATGTTCTTGTTTGGGAAGGAGTATTCTGGGTCTAGGCGGTCGATGGCTATGCCCTGCATCGCAAACCGCCAGCCGTTGTCCCGAAACCCCTTTGCCATTCGCGCCAATCCTCCCCCCTTTCGGAACACAGACCGAAGCAAGAGACAATCAAAACCGTGCTCTGTAACGTCCCCTGTTACAGTGTAATTCTCCGACTGGCAAAACTCCTTCCACGCCTGCCTCACCGCCTCCGATGCTTTCTTGTCCATAGCCCGGCCGGCGGCTGTTTTGGCGTTTACCTTGATCTTAAACCCTTCTGGGCCGATTACGTTGGATAGCACCTGTTCCTCTGCGTTGTAGGCATAGCCATCGTTTCGGACGAGGTCGCTGGAGCGGGATCGAAGCCGAATAAGGCTGGGCTCCAAAAGGCAATCCATCGAGGCATTACTCGTAATCCAGTCCGAGGTGAATCGGTTCAGCTTGGCCCCCTCGAAAGCGGATGCCTTGGCGAGCCGCTCCGGTTTCGGTTCCGAGAGAATCATGGCGCCCGTTTTAGCGTCTACGGTTGCAGTCTTTCCGGTCATTAGAATCGGATGTGGATGGTGTTGCCACTGCCTTGGTCGGGGTTCTCGCGCTTAAACTTGGCGTTTCTCTCGTATTCCAGCCTGGCCTTGTAGTCGGAAAGAAGCCGCTGCGCATCGAGAAGTGTGATTTTGGAGATCGGGACTCCACCAATGGTGTGCGACTCCAAGCCTTCTGGAAGCCTCCCCTCGATATGGGACTCAAGGAGATCCACCATCCGCTGATTGTAGGACTTGTTCGGATTGGCAGTAGGGTTGTCGAGCAGGACGAGTTTCCCGTCCGATTCCGTTTCCCTTCCCCATGTGTAGGTGATCAGCTTCGTGATTGTAAACTCGCCCGCGTCGAGGCTCGTTGTCGTTGCCCCTTCCAGCTCAAAGATGAAATACGTGGATTGATCGGAACCCGTAACCGAGAAAGAAACATCGGAATCGGCCACTGATCGAAAATAAACGACGTAGGAAGATACGTCGTCAATATTGGCAGGAACGTCCTTCCAGTGATAGACGTCTCCCGCCGTAAGCATCTCCGGCGGGGAAGAGTGAATGGTAATAGTGGCCATCAGCAAGAACTGCCGCCGGTCGTGTGAATCCCGTGAAAAAATAGCCTATTTTGCCGGAAAAGTCGAATTTTTGCCAACATAGTGGCAATTCTAGGGAAAACACCGCGAACCAGGACGGGCGATACAACTCCGCGCCGTGGCTATGATATTTCTCAATCTCGTGGTTCGTGGTGCTGTCAATCTTTCAAGGTTGCGTTATCTGCTTGTTCTGCTTTGAAATATCACGGCGCAGCGTGAACTTGTGTTTTGCGTGTCTCCCCTCGAACTGAGCTCCGAGGTCGATCATTTCTTGATGGGTTCGCGTGTTGCCTCCTGCCTTCCGGGCGGTCATCACACCATTCACTGTGTAGGTCGCCTCCGCGTTCGTCAGTCCCTCGTATTTCCAGTTCGCTGCTTTATAGATCGTCCCTTCATGGCCGCGCCATTCGTCCGCGTAGGTCACGAGGCAAGGCCATTTCTCAGCCGGTATCAGTTTCACGCTCCGCGCTAGGAGGAACGAGCAAGCGTTTTTCGGCATATCCGGCGCGACCACCAGCCGAGACAACGCAAGAACACCTTGCCAGTTCTCAGGGTAGGTGGCCTCCGCTGCGCTTCTCGTCGGCGGTATCCACCACGCCACTCCCACACAATCGCAATCCCAGAATGCGCCTTTCGGGAACATCCCGTGGAGATAGGTTCGCGTATTCGATGCGCCTTTCGCGTAGTGGTATTCTTGCACCATTCGCCGCGCAACGTCGATTGACACTGGACGCACTTCCCAATCGGCTTTTCGCAACCGATCCCCATAAGCAGAACAAGGCGCGGCAGAGCAACCCGCCTTAGCTGTGGGTTGCTCTGCCGTCTCTCGTTTCAATAGGGTTGTGTCCGTCATTCAATAGGGTTTGGTGTATCGTCGGCGGGTGCCTGCGCTTGGGCGTTCTGTCCTAAAGTTTCGACCAGTCGTGGCAGGTATCCGCCATAACCTTAGCCATTCGCTCAACTTCGCGGAACGCTTTGGAGGCAGTCTCGGCTTGGATCTGGGCGGATTTCAGCGCGACTATTTTATCCTCTTCGGGATCTTGGAACCGATACATCGCTTTTCGCAAGTGGTGCGCGCCGAACCCCGCGTATTCCAACATTTCGGCGACATCGTAGCGCAGTTCGCACAGCGCATCGTCGGTGATGCCTTCGCCTGTCCAGTCGCAGCCGTCCTCGCCCCACGGGACAGAACAAGCAGGTGGAGAGCAACCGCCCTCCCGCTGGGTGTTTTCGTCGTCTTTTTTCTTATTCATCGGTTTCAGGTAAATCGTGTTTTACTTGTCGGGGCGGTGCCTCACCCTTGGACGTTCGCACAGAAATCGCAGAAAAGCGCGCCAGAGAATCCCTCGTTGATTATTGTTTGGCAGCTGTGGCAGAGCGTAGCCCCTCTGCCTCCGTTGAACTTGTGAATCGGCTCAAGGGGAGGACAACAAACATCGATCAACGCATCGCCTTCTCCCGACTCTCGTTCGTCACAGTTGCAATCGGGGCCTCCTTGGCAGTCAGGATAGTGGTGTTTCATGGTGCGGCTGATCCTAGTCATTCACTTTGCCATTTTCGAAGCGATTACTCCGTAATTCGGGTTCATTATCCGCTCCGCCGCGAGATTGTAAACCATTAAATCGAGTGCCTCGTTCCGTTGCCCGCGAGGACAATCGAAAAAACGCACAAACTCGCCTGTGCGGGTGCTTCGCTTCATCACCGAATCTTCCGCCAGAAGCATCTCGAAAAAACCAGTTGCCTCGCCCCCTGTCGTCTCGCTGAACGCCTCAACCTCTGGAACATGGATAAACCCCCGAGGGTAGGTGTTTCCCTTTTTCGGCGGATCCAGCTCCAGGCGTTGGTAAATCAGGTCTTTGGCCTCATGCGTGCCGATATGATACTGTGGCGCCGGAGGTCGTCCAATCATTGTCGGCTTTTTGCTGACGAGCTCGCGGTCGATCGACTTCGCCCCCTTGATGGCATAGACTCGCGCCCGGGTTCTCGGCCCGGTATACTCAAGAATCGTGCTTTGCCATTTCCCGGAGTCCACGACGACACAAGCCGGCGCGAGGTTGCCGGCGTGCGGGTGCGGCCAGCGTTTGAGGCGATACTTGTCTAGTTTGTTCCAGGTGCCCACCGATTGGCAGCTTCCCTGGATAACCTTGTAGTCGATAAGCCAACATTCCGAGTTCACGCCCCACCCGACCGTCATGCATTCGAGGCGGTTCTTTTGCACATCTACCGCCATCGTGATCATCAATACGCCCGGCGGCATCATCTGGACGGGATCCCATTTCTCACGCTTCGCATAGAGCGTGTCAGGCTGCGGCTTTTGCTCCATCTCCTCGGCGAAAGATTCCGCATCCATCGTGTTCACGAACACGCGCCGAGATTTCTCTGGGTTGTCGCTGGTCTTGCGTGCCTCGATCTTGGCGGCTACTTCATGCAAATATCCATCGTAGGCGCCGTTGTGGTCGCCGGTGTGATTCATGCATCCCAGATGAAACCCGCGATCGACCCCTCGCTGCGGCTTTTCTCGGTTCCGGTTGAGCCATTCGCCGGCCTTGGCCATCTCTATGCGCTCGCCCTCTTTCAGCTTCCTTTTGCACTCAGGGCAGATCAAATGGGCAGTTTCCGGCTTTTTCGGAGTCCATACCATCTGATTCGTGTGCATCACGTATTGATGCTCACACTTCGCGCACCGCACAAACAGATTACAACGGTCGCTCTTGTCATACCAGGCATCGACCTTTGAGGCTCCTTTTAACGAAGGGTAGGAGGTCAGCCATTTGTTCTGTCGCTTCCTACCCCTCGCTCGCATGTGGAACTGGTCAATCTTATCTCCCTCATCGCTCTTGTCTTGCTCGATGGCGTCAATCTCGTCCGCGTAAAGAATTGAAGCCTGTAGACGGCGTATCTGGGTAGAGCTGTTCGCGCCAAGGCCTGACAGCTTTCCTCCGTTGTTCCAGACCTTTAGCAAGACTTTGTCGGTGAGCATTCGCAAATCTGCGATTGCCGGGGTCGATTCAAACATCTTCGACAACTCCTCCCCGATCCACTCTTGTGCGGCATCCTTGTTCGGAAACATGATCCCGATCTGCTCCCGCAACTGCTCGACCGCGTAACACATTGCGGCCGAAATCAGGTAGGTTTTCCCCGCGCCAGAATAAGCGCGGATCGTCACGCTTGGCAGGGACAGGTCAAAGAGGTCCCGCGCCGGCTGGACCTGCCAAGGGCGGAACCGGAAGGGAGTCCCGTCCGGGTTTTCGATGAAGCGCGGCGCCCACTCTTCGAAAGAGAGTTTCGGCTTGTGAAGCAGGATCTCATCTGCTCGGCGGCAAAACTCCGTCAATGCAGCCGCCTGTGATATTGTCCATCTCGCCTCACGCATCCTCGTCAATCCCAAGTTGCTCCCTGACCGATTTCATTTTGGCAATCAGGTTTTCCTTCGACTCGTTCGGCATTTCACAATTTTGGATCTCCTTGTTGACCGCCGAAAGGTAGGCCGTGACCGGCGCCACCACTTCCGCGATCGGGATGTATTTGCCACGCAGAATATCAGTCTCCACTTGGGCCTTCTCCGCCTGGGCCTCGTTCCTCAGATCGGTTGAGCTCTTGTCCCGCGATAATTTGTGTCGCATGACGATTTGCGTCGTCTCATCTCGCGGATAGTAATGTGCCGGACCGGCAATTCGGGGCTTAATTCCAGCTTGAGCACATAGGTCAGCAAAATCGCCCTTGTCGATCTCCATCACCTTGGCGGCATGGGAAACCGTCCACTCCGCCGCCCTGTTTTTTGCCGCCTGTGTCGTGCTCATTCCTCGGAAACATGCGCAACATACCGCAGAATGTCGCGAACTTGCAAATGGTGCATTATGGTCGTTCTAGTGGTGGTGGCCTATGGGGGCCATCAGACAGAGACTCAATTTA